AAATCCTATATGATGTTGTGGTAATCGGTTGGATGCTCTCAACCCTGGTAAAATCCTTGTTCCAAAAAATCACGGAAAAGGAATTGGATGTATAAACCAAATCAACGGCAATACGGTATAAAAAATCATAGGTTGACATTTCCGGGCATGGGCGTAAAGATAAAAGCCTTGCAAGGTAATCATTTTTAATTACCATGCCTTTTTCATCCTTACGGATTACCTGGGGTTTCAACTTGCCAACATTCTTTCCGATTGCATCCGCAATTGCTCCCACAATGTCATTATCCCGTAATGTTCCCGTTGGCTCATACTCTCCACGGCTCAATAGTAGGGGTCTGTACTTTGCCCGGAATGAATTTAATACATTTGCGATAATTCCCGTTTTCTTCTCCCCCTTTCTTCAAAAATAGGGCCAGTTTTCCCACACCAACATTCTATAATGTTTCGTGTTGAAATTCTGACCCACTTTAATACTGCTGCCGCAACGCATTTTCCCTTGCATCTATGCGGTTTCTTTGCTTATATTCAATAATTTCTTGCCTATCTCATTGTGGTACTTGGAAACCATTGTGAGGGCATCAAACACACTCATAGCCCCGTCTATCCTCATACGCTTTTCAATTTTTACGGGTTTCATTCTGCTATCGTTTAGGTTAATATCCACCGCCACGTTAAGGAAATGTGCCGCCAACATGGAATTGTCCCCAAAATCAAAAAGCCCGTCTTTTAAATTCCCCTCAAACTCATGTAATACGGGTGTGAGGTTCGTTCCCTGGTATACATCATCCGTGTGAAACCCGGCGGTTTTCAAATCTTCCACAAGGTAATTTGCCGAATACCTATCATAGCCGATTTTTAGCGGTTTGATTTTATACACTTTCACAAGTTCGATAAACCAATTGTAAACATCCTTATAGTCCACCTGGTTTTCTCCGGATATGAACAAAAAACCCCGGTCCCTATATATGTTGTACGGCGTGTTGTCCTCGTTAATTGCCACTTCATACCGCTTTTGTGGCATATAAAACCGTGTGAATATATGGTTTATTCCGTCCCGGTTTATTACAATGCTTGCTGCGGTTAAATCCGTGGTTCTTGATAGGTCGATACCGCCCACACAATAGCATCCTTTAAAATCTTCCAGGGATAACGGCTTTTCTTCGTGTACGCATTTCATAACATCCCAATAATCCAACCATGCCACGGCTGAATTTTGTTTGATGTTACAAAACTTTGTCATAAACTCAACCTTTTTCGAGATTGAATTTCTTGCAATCTCTATTTGCTCCAAATAGTATTCCGCCGATACGGACACGCCCAAATTTGGGTTGCTCTTCTTTAATTCCTCTATGCTATCCCATTTCTCTATATCGTCTATCATGTAAATAAAAGGCAAAAGCCGTTTTTCTCTGCTATTGCCCTTTAGAAATGCCGTTGCCCTTTTAAATAATTCATCAAAAATTCCGTCATTCACATATCCGGCGGTTGCTATGGATATTATTAACGGCTGCTTTCTCGCTCCCAGGGCGGAAGTCATAACCTCGTATTGCTTCAATCCCTGGTCTCCCGGCCACGCTTCCATTTCGTCATTAACTACCAATTGAGGATTGAAACCGTCCGATTTCTTAGAGTTGAAAGCAATCTTTTTTACGCTCGTATTGAAAGCCTTTATGTAAATATCACTCCGGCGTTTTTTTGTGATACTATCCAATTCATCATCTGATTGCACAATCTGATAAAAGGCATCATACACTAAATCCGCCTGGTCTAACTTCGGTGCAAGGAAATAAACCTTTGCCCCATATTCCCCGTCTATATATGTCATGTATGCGGCTATTGCAGCGGCAAAAAGCGTTTTGCCGTTCTTACGGGCAACAATTATAAAAACCTCTCTAAACTGCCTATACCCGGTTGTTTTGTCCATAATGCCAAATATGGCGGACACAATAGCCTTTTGCCACAATTCCAGGTGCAAAAGGTCACTCCGCCCCTCTGAATGGTGGCAAAAATTTTCTATGAATTTTATAGCCTTGTTCGCTTTTTTCTCGTTAAATTCCCACTCGCCATTTAATAGCCCGGTTGTCAAAATCTCAAAACACAACCGCACCCATACACCCACAATTACTTCTTTTTTTTGGATTGCTTCATGGTATTTAAAAATCCAATTATCCATTAACTATTCATCCCGTAACGCCGCCAAACGGTCCACTTTTTCTTTTTCTTTTGGCGGTAAATACTCAATGAGTGAGTGAATAATTGCGGTATATTGGCGTGAATATTTCTCGTAAATTTGGGTTGAGGGGTGGGCTTTTACAAATTTCTGTGATGCGTTCACGGTTTCCGTTGTAAGGCCCTCTTTTTTCAATTCTTCTTTCG